TATCATCCCATTTTATATTAGATGTGTTTGATAATTGATTATCATTATTAGCATATAAAAGATTGTATTTTTCTATTGTATTAAATCCAAGACCACCATTTGAAAATGATAAAACTCCTTTTATAGTCTTTAAATCAATATTTAAATTACTGATATTAAATCCATCACCTTTTAAAAACTGTGATTGAATATTTGAAGCAATAATAGAACCATTAGTAATAGTTAAATTATTATTGCTATTATCCCATTTAAAATTACTACTTGTTTTAATAGAATATTCGTCAAAACCAAATAATAATTCTCCTTTATTTATTTCAGTTATACCTAAACCTCCTTTTTGTAAATTTATAACTGTTGTTATATTATTTGGATCAATATTTGAAACATTTGAACCATTTATAACAAAATTATTAAGAATATTTATATTATTAACATTCAAATTTGTTGCCGTCAATGTATTTGTTGAATTATCCCAATTTAAATTACTTGATGTAATTATTGAATTATCATTATTACCTATTAATAAATGACCATTTATAAAAGAATTATTACCTGTTCCTCCATTTTTAACAGATAATATACCATTTATATTACTTGTATTAATATTTCCAATAATATTACCATTAATAATAAAAGAATTATTGCTATCTATCCATCGAATATTACTATTGGTCTTCACATTAGAACTATCAAAACCAAATATCAATTCACCTTCATTTATATTACTAATACCAAGACCACCATTCGATAACGATAAAATACCTTTAACTGTCTTTAAATCAACATTAAGATTGCTAATGTTATAACCATCGCCATATATGAACTGTGAATGAAGATTAGAAGTGATAATTGAACCATCATTAATAATAAAAGAATTATTGCTATTTATCCATTTAATATTACTATTGGTCTTTACATTAGAACTATCAAAACCAAATATCAATTCACCTTCATTTATATTACTAATACCAAGACCACCATTTGATAAAGATAAAATACCATTAACTGTCTTTAAATCAACATTAAGATTGCTAATGTTATAACCATCGCCGTATATGAACTGCGAATGAAGATTAGAAGTGATAATTGAACCATCATTAATAATAAAAGAATTATTGCTATCTATCCATCGAATGTTACTATTTGTCTTCACATTAGAACTATCAAAACCAAATATCAATTCACCTTCATTTATATTACTAATACCAAGACCACCATTCGATAACGATAAAATACCATTAACTGTCTTTAAATCAACATTAAGATTGCTAATGTTATAACCATCACCGTATATGAACTGCGAATGAAGATTAGAAGTGATAATTGAACCATCATTAATAATAAAAGAATTATTGCTATCTATCCATCGAATGTTACTATTGGTCTTCACATTAGAACTATCAAAACCAAATATCAATTCACCTTCATTTATATTACTAATACCAAGACCACCATTCGATAAAGATAAAATACCATTAAGATTTAAAGCAGAAGCACTGCCACTACTAATATTTGAGATATTAGAACCATTAATTATTAAATTATTAAGAATATTTAAATTATTAATTGTTAAAGTATTTGTATTATTATTCCAATTAAGATTACTTGATGTTATTATATTACTATCATCTCCAATTAATAAATGACCAGTTATAAATGAATTATTACCTGTTCCACCTTTATTAACAGGTATAATTCCATCAAGATTGTTAATATTTAAATTAGAAATATTACTGCCATATCCATAAATATTTGAAGTTATAATTAAATTACCAATGATATTAAAATCAGAAGTAATATTACACCAATAAATAGAAGAATTATTTAATAATTTATTTGATGAAAAATAAATAAAACCATTTTCATTAAAAGAATTATTGCCTGTTCCACCATTACTTGTTGCTAATGTTTCAGTAAAATGACTATTAGAGATAAAAGGTACATTAATAATAGGAGGATTACTATTAATAATAAATGTTGAATTACTTTGAAAAATCAATTTATTTTCTTTTTTATTCCAAAGCAAATTACAAGTCATTATAACAGAATTGCTACCATTTCCAATTAAAAAACGATTAGATGTTAAATTACTCAAACCTGTTCCACCTTGAATTGGTTTAATTAAATTATCAATCGAAAAAAATATATCTTTAATATTTGAATCATTTAAAAAAATAGATTTGCTATTCATATTACAACTGTAAATAGAACCATCAACATATAAATTATTAGATGTATTATCCCAAATGATATTATTTGCGTTATATAATTTATTATTATTGGTGTAAATAAAACCTTGTTGATAATTATTAATTATATTTTCCATAGAAATATTGCTAATATTGAATCCATTACCATAGTAATAAGAAGAATAAACATTTGATGAAAAATAAGAATCGACATTTACATTTAAAAAATTGTTAGTTAAATTAAAGTTAGTTTTTTCAGTTAAATAATTAATATAAGAATTGGAGATTTGAATTAGATCAGTATTAATAGTATCTTGAAGTTTTTTAATATAACTAACGGCACAATTATGTCCTTCATAATCAAGAGAAATTGAAAAATTATTAATATTTTCAATTGAACTAATATTAGAAATAATGGGTTGTTCTATCCAAGTATTATCAACCTTATTACATTTATAAATATAAGAATTATTATTATTGCTAATAATTAATGTATTTCCAGATTTTGATATTTTACCTCTATAAGAACTAAATGTATTATTATCTTTTTTATAAAAATAGAAACTTGGTTTTTTATCATAATAAAAAAGATTAGTAGTACTATTTAAAGTAGTAGTTATATATGAATCTTTAATAAAATCAAATTCATAAATAAAATGATAACCAGATGAAGTAGTAATAAAAATCTTTGAAGCATCATCAGTAATACTAACAGAAGTTATATATGAATTAATTAAATTATGATTATCGTTATAAAACTTCAATAAAAATACTTCGTAATCTTTTATAATATAAAAATTATAATAAACAAAATTTTCAATAGAAATAGATGAAAAATTATAAATAAAATTAATAACTATAATTGAACCATCTTCATTACTATCAATTGTTATATTATTATAACTAAACGAATTATTAAGAAATTGATTAGTAGTATATGAAGCACTAAATGAACTATGAAAACTACTATATTTACTAAAATCTAAAAATCTTGTGGTATTTATTGCCAAGTTTTTAATATAAATAATATCTGTATAATTATTAATTGTTGATATTAATACATTACCATCACCAGAACAATTAATATTTCTTCCAATATGATAATAATTATTATTTGCCGAATTAAAAGCTATTTCTCTTGTATTATTTTTAATTAAATTATTATTACTATCAAATGAGTATTTATAAATACCACCAGTAATTGTTATAAAACTTGTATTTATTATTTTTTCGGTATATGCTCCAATATAAATATTATTGCCTGATTTTGATATTGCTATTGATTCGCCAAATGCTGTATCACCATTAATAATATCTCTTATTCTAAATATATTCCAATTATTATTGAAATATTTATATATTTCAACATTACTATTATTGTTATTATTATAACTTGTTTGAATATTAAAAAAAGAATGAACAATTGTTAAACCATTTTCGCTAATTAAAATTGGATTTATATAAGAAGTATTAACTGTATTATTTGGTATATTTGATGTAAAAGCATTTAAAAATTGATGATTAGATGTTAAAACTAATTCTGTTGCTTTAATAGTTCCATCATATAAATGTAATGTTGCTTGTGGATTTTTTGTATTTAATCCAATAATACCATTGTAATAAATATTACGAACTTGATTAACTACAAATGGTTTATATTCATTTGTTATTAATGAACCTGATATATATACATCATTATCAAAAGTGGCTGTTCCTTTAATGTGTAATTTTGTTTTAGGATTTGCTACACCAATGCCAACATTACCGCTATTGAAATAAATGTTATTATTATTTTTAATCCATGTTGTAGATGATACATTTGATTCATTGCTAATTATATTTAAGGATGAATTAAATAAAACGCCATTATTATAAATAGAACCATTAATAATATTAACATTTCCAGAAATAACCAAAGAATAATTACTTGTATTTGTATTTAAAATATTCGAACCAATGCCTACAAAATTTTCAACAAGAAGACTATTTTTAGGAGGTTTATTATTAAAATTATTTCCACCTATTACAATACTACCTCTCGATTTTATAGATATTCCATAAAAATCATCATTTAAAGTAATTATTTTAGTATTATTATTTTCAATAAGTGTTATTAAATCGCTATAATAAGTTAAAATAACTATTTCTGTATTATTACAACAAAAATCCAAAATATTTGTAAATTCTGTTATTTTATAAATAATAGTTGTATTAAATAATTTATTAATAGTTCCAAAAATATAAACAAAACCATTATTGTCAATAACAGTAGAACTATTATTATTTGCTTTAACATTAATAATTTGAAAATCATTTGTTGTTGAAAATTGATTAATTTTTTGAGCAATAGTTGCTGTTAATGGTTCATTAATATAACCTTTTTTAAAAGTTAAATTATTAACATTAATATAACCACACGACCAAACACCGTTATTTGTTAATATTAATGTATGATTATTACCAGTTGAAAAATCAGTAATAGTTGGTTTTGGTGTTATATTAAATGTAATTTGAGTAAAAGTTGTTCCATTAAAATGATATAAATTATTAGAAGCAGTTAATACAACATAACTTAAATCGTTATAAGTATCTATTTTTATAACATTAGTTAAAGTATTATTGATAGTTGATGTTAGTAATATAAGATTATATGAAACAATTTTATAATCCTGATTTATATAATAAACAATTGATGATTGATTATTAAAAGCAAAATCGATAACTGTTATATTATTAATATTATAAGTAAAATTGTTATAAATAATTGTTAAAGTATTATTATAATAATAGCCATAAGTTTGATATTTAGCCTTAAAAATTGAATAATTAAAATTATTTATAAGATTTAAAAAACTTTTTGTGGATAAATTGTAAGAATATAATTTATCATTTTTTGTAATTATAAATAAATGTGAATCATTAATAAATATATTTTTACTAATAAACTCGCTATCATTATATAATCTTATTTTTCCTTTAATATCAAAAACACTTTCAGCAGTTGTGTTTGACATTAAACAATCATAATTAATCAATTTAATATTTGATGTTATTATATTAGATGTAATTAAATTTGTATTATCAATAATTATTTTATTATTATTATTATTAATAGCAATTATATTACTATTAATATCTATATCAAAATTAATATTACTTGAAAATACAATTTTTTTATTAACTATATCAAAACATTCATTAATTTCATTTATATTTGATATAATAGAACCTATTGATACATTATTAATAATTAAATCAACATTACTATTAATAGTAATAGCATTATTTGTAGAATATAAATTATTTACATATAAATCATTGTTAATAACTGTTTTATTATTATCAGCAATAAAATTATTAGATATTATTAATGATTGTGTTGATGTTAAACCACAAACATTCAATTTAATATTTGAATTATAAGATTTACCATCATCATTTATAATAACAACTTCTTTTTCTGTATATATATCAAATATATGTTTATTTTTATTAGAAATAACGACTGCTGGCATAGCAATCATATTATCATTTTTAGAAATATGTAAATAATAAGCAGGTAATGTGCCAATACCTAATCTACCATTTTGAATATAAGCATCACCATCTTTAATATGCATTTTTGTTAATGGCGTTGAAATACCAATACCAATAGCATTACTATTGTAAAAAAAATTAGTATTAATAGATGGTAAATAAGAAGTATCAATTTTATTATCTTCATTTAAAATAACAACATTTGAAGGAAATTGCGAAGCATTAATTTTACCAGTAATAAAAATATCATTTTCAAAAATATTACCTGATGATTTAAAAGTAATATAATTATTATTACTATTAAAAAAAATACCATAATTGTTATCTAAAAAACTATATTCGGGAGCACGAAATGGTATATATGAAATATTTGATTTATTAGTAATATCTATTAGTTTATTATCATTGTGAGTAAAACCCAAAATATCATTATTAACTAATAATTTATAATTGTCATATATACTCATTTTCTATTTATAATTATTTATTTTTTAATTATTTTAAGTAATTCTTCGAGTTCTTTTTTATTTTTTTTTAGTCTATTCCATTCAGCAATTGTTTCTTCTTTAATTTGTGTTGGCGTTTTTCTATCTTCTTTTTTCTTTTCATTATTTTCAGTCTTTAATTTTGAACTATAATGATTATAAAACAATTGATAATCGTTCGGTTTTTTTTCAGTTGTTTCAGTTTTCTTATTGCTATCTATTGTTATATTTACAATAGGTTCATTAATAGTTTCGATTGAAATATTGGTAATTAATGGTTCTTCATGAGTTATTTTTGGCATACCATCTTTTTTAAACCATACCTTTTTACCATTTTTAATTTGAACTATCCATATTTGTTTATCAACACCTTCTTTCTCATAACCAATATCAAAACCAACTGCTGAATATCCATAACCTTTTGGTGATTTTTCTTTACCAGTATATGTTTCAGTAGTAATATTTAAACATTGATGATTATTATTATTAATCTTTTTCATTTTTGGATAAATATATTATATAAAATATAATTCATTTTTTAAATAACTTTTGTAATAATTTTTTATAAAAATTATAAAAAAATGATTATTTTGATTTATTTATTATTTAATTCTATATGCCGTCATTTCACATTAATCTTGATAATAAATTTGATGAAATTATTATCAATTTAAGAAAAAAAAATAATTTTAATATAGATGATTTAATTGAACTTAAATCATTTATCATCGATATATATGACAAAGACAATAAAGACGAAAATGAATGTATTCGAAAATCTTTCAAAATGATTGATTTTAAAATATAACTGTTTTTGTTAATCATCATATTTATCATCAATAAATCCTCCTTCGCTAATATCATCTTCATTATCATCTATATCTATATCTGTAAATTCATCTTCTTCTTCATCGTCTTCGTCGTCATCCTTCTTTTTGCTATCTTCATCATCTTCTTCTTCATCCTCTTCTTCTTCATCTTGATTAATAACACTATCAGCTTCAATATCAACATCTACATTAATATCATCATCGTCATTTAAAATAATATCTTCATCATCAATAATATCAGTCTTTATAAACTCTTCTTTATCTTTAATAGCTTTACCAATAATAGAAATATGTTTATCAAATAATTGATATTTTTTGCCACAAACTTCAATTTTAATTTCTTGTCCAATAGTAACTGAATCAATATTAATTTCTGATTGAATACCAGCAGATATTTTAGGAATAATAATTTCTAAAATAGGTATTTTATCATAATAACCCTCTGCTAATAATCCTAACGAGTTTTTAGCTTTAACCTTACATTTAATAATAGAACCTTGAATAGGATTACATATTTCAGCAATACATTTTAATTGATATCTAATATTACCATTAAAATGTTGATTATTAATAATACCAATAGACCTTTCAAGAATTTTAATTGAATTATTTTTAATATAACCATGTTTTGAGCAAACATTTTCATACATATTTTTAACTTTTTTTAAAATTGTTTTTTCAAAATTATTATCGAGTTCATTTGGTTTTAAAATTATATTTGTTCTAAACTTAATTGGAATAAATAATTCGCTTGACATTCTATTATTAATATATAATAATTAATTATATCATTTTTTTTAATAAAAATTGATTATTAATTATTTATTATATATAATAAATAGGTTAATATATAAAATAAATGGAATTATCAAAAGAAGAACTTATTTTTAAAGTTATTGA